CGTGTTCGCCATCAAGGCGATAGCTCTTTAGCTACCACGAACAATACCCCATTCAATTGTATTCAAGATATTGGTCTTAGTTTGATTCGTGGAGCACAGTATGACGGTGCTAAAGAGCCATTTGTCCCCAAGTATTTTTCTAATATTTCTAAAGCTGTCCCTGTTATATTACAGCCAGGAGAAATGAAAACAACTAAAATTGATCACAATTTTAGTGGAACGTTTACGAATCTTATGAAACGTCTACGAATTGAAACATGGGTAGATGTTGCTCCTTACAATGCTTCTGGAGTTCCAGGACGAAGTCAAATGATTTGCTTTGAAGAAGCTTTACGATCTTTATCATCCAATCATGTGAAGATTAGTTACGAACGACATTTAGATGTAGGGTGCATTGTTGACCATAAATGGAAACAAGCCCCTGTTGAAACGATTGTAGTCGTTGAAGAACTAAATAATATCGCTTAATAAATTTTATTAATGCTTCAAGAAATGGTTTCTTTCAAATGGTGAGAATGGATCTGCTTCCAAAGTTTCTTCAACGTCGATGCACTTGATCAAGAAGTACAAAGGAGAGAGAGTCTTTACTTCCATTGGAGGTTCTTGCTTGTAGATGAAAGTCTTCTTGCTTGGAGTGTTAGGAATAACAATCTTGATCATTGTGTAAGAATTTTTTCAAATTTTTTTTCTTTTAAACACAAGTCACGTGATAAATGCGTGACCATCGGAGAATTAGATCAAAGAAACTGACCACGTGGGTTCTCGCGCCATGAACATGGGGCCCCAGATAAGCGAGCGTGTAGCGAGGCTCTGGGGTATGTTTGTGGAGCATGGTTCCACGTGGGAGGCTATCGGAATTACACATGGTTAATTCAGCCGTGGTTATTTGTATTGGCCCCGCAGGGACATAACCGATTACTTGGCCTCCGAAGGTGGCCATAGCGTCAGTAGATACGAAGTGCGCTTCCGAAGGTCTGTGCACAGGGTTCCCTACTGACGCCAAGTCCCACTTTGGTCCGAGACCCACGTGGGACGCCACATTCTCTATAAAAGAGATGGAAAATGCCTTGATCTATAACAATGGAATGGTCTCCAATCAAGGCCGATACTGGATGCTCACAATCCCAATGGTCGACTGGCACCCCACCGAACTCCCAGAGGGAGTTGCCTATATCAAGGGCCAAGGCGAAGAAGGCGCGGGCGGATTTAGACACTGGCAAATCTTGGTGGTTACCGAACGAAGTGTACGATTACGAGCAGTCAAGCAATTCTTTGTTAACTCCGCCCACTGCGAATTGTCAAGAAGCGTGGCAGCCGACGACTATGTGTGGAAAGATGAAACATATATCGATGGAACGAGATTCGAACTTGGAGAGAAACCGGTACGCAGAAATAGCAAAGCCGACTGGCAACAGATATGGGAACTCGCAACGGCAGGAAAAATTCTCGAAATTGAACCTGCCATACGTATTCAACATTATCGGGTACTCCGTACTATCCGTGCGGATTTTGCTGAACCTGTTGCTTTCGAACGTAAAGTCGTTGTCTATTATGGACCTACAGGAACTGGGAAAAGCCGAAGGGCCTGGGATGAAGCAACATGGGGTGCTTATCCTAAAGATCCAAGGTCGAAATTCTGGGACGGATACCGTGATCAGAAGCATGTTGTCTTCGACGAATTTCGAGGAGGAATCGACATTGCGCACCTCTTACGATGGTTCGACCGTTATCCTGTCCTCGTGGAAATCAAGGGAGCTTCGACGTGCCTAGTTGCCGAGAAGATCTGGATTACATCAAATCTTCACCCGAAAGATTGGTACCCAGATCTTGATTATGTAACGTATTTGGCACTTGAACGACGATTAGAAATAATCGAAATGCAATAAAAAATCTTTACTAAAATGGTTCATGCTTTCTACAGATATAGTGGTGCGTTATCAGGTGCAACAATTGGATATATTACAGCAGGGAACCAAGGTGCTAGGGCGGGGTGGAACGCCGGCTATAAAATGGGCGATAGGTACGTGAATAACTTCACTAAAAATTCCAAATCGATGCCTCCAGTCCCAGTCTCAAGAAAACGAAAGTCTAGCGTCTCTTGGAATAATTCCGCCAAAAAAAAGATTTTTACTGGACGATCACAACGTGGTCCTTATCTCAAAGCTATTGGCAAGCGCCGTACTCGTAACGTGCGTGGTCGTCGGCGCATGTTGGGTCGTAGATCTATGAAAAAGAAGGGAGGGGCTGCGTTTACGTCTGGTCCCTATACTGGTTCATTTAAACGACCAAAGAAAATTGTCAAGAGTATTGCACAAACTTGTTTGTCATCTGGATTTCATAAAACTGTTGAACAGTATGGGTTGATTCAAGATCCCGATACTGTTTATATCACTCATTCTACGCATTACGTGAATGAAGTTGGATACGTTATTACTTATGCTTTGATTAGAAAAATTTTGAACAAAGCTGGGTTTAAAATTACCAATAGATTTATTGAAATTCCTGCCATAGACCCAGGTGCCGGCACTAACGTCAATGTTAACTCTTCCGGTTTACGTTTTGCGTTTACTGTAAAAGACCAAATCACTGGTGCCTTTGTCGAACACATTTACGATACAGTAGACGGTCAATCGTTTACCAATTTATGCACTGCTTCTGGGTATATGTCTTCACCAATTATTAATTATTTCCGGAAAACGGCAACAGGTGAACCGTACAAATTGGCAGTATATAAACTGGATGCCAATGCTGCTACTCCTCTCTATAGGCTAGGTGCCGAGATGTATTTGCAAGATTGTCATTTAAAATTGTACTTTGAAAGTACCATTACGTTACAAAATCGTACTCTTGGAACTGGTGATCCTGGCACATCAGCCGAGATTGATCGTGTAGATGCACAGCCTGTGAAAGGGTGGATCTATGATTTTAAAAATGGTGAACCTCGTGTTCGCCATCAAGGCGATAGCTCTTTAGCTACCACGAACAATACCCCATTCAATTGTATTCAAGATATTGGTCTTAGTTTGATTCGTGGAGCACAGTATGACGGTGCTAAAGAGCCAT